GCTCATGTCCCAAGGCATTCTCTCTACACATTGCAAGAGAGTGAAAGCCACACCGTCATAATCTTTGTTGATTACTTCCCCTGCTAAGTCTCTGCTTTCAAGCTTCAGATAATCTTTGTTCTTTAGCATCCGTGGATTGACGAAGTGCTTACAGTCAACAGGTCTGCAATGGTTTGTCTTGAGAAGATGTCTGTCATAAGTCTTACTGATCTCAACTAAGTCTTTGATCTTGAACCAGGTCTTTCCTTTCCAGTTCCTAGGCATGGTGGTGAACAACTCTGTCTTATTGTCTTGCATGTACCTCTTATATGATCTCAGTACAGTGTGCGTTTTCATTCTGTTGCTGATGTATTTATCAACACGCACACCCCTGCTTCGGATATGAGGGTCACAATTGTCGGGGTTAAGAACAAAGACTCTGTTCATCTTATTCCTTATCCAGTCAGCATAGATATGTCTTTGCTCCCAGCTAACAAGTAGGTCATCGTCTTTAGTAATAGGTGAGCCAGCAGTAACAACTCTGTAAGTCCAGTTAGGGTTGTGCTTGTACCCTTCAATAAAATCGGCTAGAAGATTACCAGCCTTGGGCATTGCGCTATCCGATATGAGTAGTGCCATTGTAAACTCCTTGTTTGATTTGGAATGAGTGATAAGGGAAACAAAACTAATCGAGCATGGGACAACAATACTTTTCACGGACAACAACAAGAAGCGGAACGAACCGAACTAGGAAAAAAGAATATCAGTAAGGACAAAAGCTTTTGCTTCTGTTCTCACTGGTAGTATTCGGAAAAAAAGAATGCCTTCTAGCTTGCCCTTTGATGGGTGCTAGAAGGCTGTTCATTTAGAAGGGCATGTCTGTGCTGCCTTCTTCTTCTTTAGGTTTGTCTTTCTCTACTCTTCCATCCAACTTAAAGGTTGCAATGGTAATGTAAAGATCGGGGATATTACTTAGCAAGTTTGCCTTGCCAGTTTCTTTTGCCCGTGCTTCGTTCTTCTTTACTTGAGCTTGCTTATCTTCAAGGGTGTTAACCCTTACGGTAACTTCGGTTGCTTTACCGTTGATGAAGCCATTGCCTCTGAGTACTGGTACTACTTCACCATCTTTGTTGGTGGTTGTACCTTCACGCAGTGCAATCAATGGGTTTACTTCACTCATGGGTTTGTTAAGCCCTTCACCTTCGCAGAGTACGAAGCTCTCTGCATCTTGCTTAATCCAATAGGTTTTGTTGGTGTCTCTTCCGGTGTTACCAGAAGTGAAACCGTCACCTCGTTTCCAAAGTCGAGCGAGTACATTACGCTCGGTTGCTTCGGCTGCACTATTGTTCTTTACGAAATCTGTAAACATGATTAGTTCCTTTTGTTAGTTCTTGTAAGTGTAAAAAGTAAGGGAGCTAGGCTGGGTTATTCCCTTTGCTTTCGCTCCCTTTGGTCGTAGTCTTTTAGGACTACGCTGTGTTAGTTAACAGTGATCTGGCTTGCATCAACTACTTTGATCTCAGGCTTTGACTTGCCTTTCTTATCGGTGTAGTTTTGCACATGGCCTTTCACTGTTATGGTCTTGCCTTGTAAGCTTGCATAGTTCCACTGTGGGCAGCGGTTACGATCAATGTAGATCGTTAGCGAAGCTTGTCTGTAGTCCGAAGTGTCATTCAAGATGGTGGATTTAGGAAGCTTAGTTACTGGGTCTAAGAAGTCCTTGCCAGACAAGACAGTAAATTTAGTTACTGCATCTTGATTCATCTTTGATGTTGCAGCCACGCTCGGTGCGACAGGAGTACCTTGGGCATAGTAATACCCGCCTCCGATAGTAGCTGCAACAATGCCAGCAGCAATCTTTTGCTTAAGGTTGCTGTTTAAAATCATAGCTTTAATGTTTTCCATTTTAGAATCCTTTTCTGATTGGGTTAGGTAGTACCAAGATTAAATAACGGTCTTGGTTTCCGTTGCATCTTCTTGCTTTGGTGCAGCAGTGAAGAAGTCTTTCAGCTTTTTGAATAGGTAGTCCAGCACCAAGAACGATGCTGGTACAATCGTTAAGTCGAGCTTGCCAAATTCTCTAGTGAGTTTTATGCTCGCTGGAATAAGGCACACGACTAGCAGTTCGATCCATCCCATTCGTATCCTCCTTTCGCCCAGAACGCTTCGGTGCGCTCCTTGCGAATGTTCATTACACGAAGGAGATCCTCTTCCCTGAGCCGATCAGGGTTACCTTCATGCCGTTTCTTTCGTAATAGTTTTAAGGCTTTTGCAAGCCTTGCTTCATAAGTCCGTTGCGACTTGCTTGTCGCAATCGTTTCTATAATCTCTACTAACATGCTGTACTCCTAGAGTTAGACTGGCTGGGTTATACTTCTACAAACAGATGTGGAACAAACCCCAAGACCACAAGGAGAACCGAGAGAAGAACAACAACCCTGAGACAACCCCTCTGGTTTATGTGGTTAATACTTTGAGGTTAAAAAGAAACCCCACAACACCTTGGAGTAGGTGTCATGGGGCTGAGGAAAGGCTAACGAGATGCAATCCAGAAGCATGTGTTTGCTTCCATGAACAGTAAGCCTACTGTTATTCCCAGTATCATTCCTTCGCTGAATCCATTAAAGAATAAAGCGATAGGTAGAATGGTTAGGGTTAAGCAAGCAGTAATTAAAGTACCAATGAAGGTACAGTAGTTAATAAACCTATTCATCAAGCCACTCCTTTATGCTGGATTTAATTTTGGCTTGTTGCATTTCTGTATCATAACCTTGCAAGGTTAGATCAAAAACTAGCACATTCTTTTGCTCATCAACGAACAAAAGATACTTGCCGTCTTTGTATGTACGATCCATGTTTGCCCTATTAATATCCATAGGGTCCATGAACCATATTTCTTTCACCCTACTAGGAATTTTTTCCATCATGGATGGTGGTGGAATAAGTATATCCCTATTGCATGGATCGAATGTCCATCCATCGGGTAGGATACCTTCTTCATATTCTTTTTCCATGCTCTTAGCTATCTTGATAGCAAGAGGAAGAGGGATGCCTTTTTCTTCATCAGCTTTTACTTCAGCCATGATTTCGTTTGCATATTCGTGAGCGCAATAAGCGTTCATCAATAACATGCACGACAGTTGGAAGCCAATAAGACAGACGATCTTCTGGCGAAAATTAACATGGTTGTTACGACTAAACATTTGCGATCTCCTTGGTAGGTTTTAATTGGTTTCCGTTCTCAGTCTGGACAACAAGTCCATCTAAGAATCGAGCGAAGTCATCGCTCGCTAAGATTGAAAACATCTTGCTGGTAGAAACATCTACCAAGCATGTCTTCTTTTCGGTGGGCACTAAGCGTTCTCGAACTTTTCTTATTCGGGTCATAGCATCTCCCTGTGACAAAACTGTGTAAGGCTATCCACGCTGGACAACCCCAAGACTAGAAGGGGAATCGAGAGGGGAAGATTGAACCAAGAGACTGGCCAAGTCATTTTCCCTAGGAAAACCTCACTGTAAATCCTTATATGTCATACACTTACAGCGTGTAGGTAATGATCCATAACTAATTGGCCTCACTTCTGTTAGAAAGAGGACAAGATTATCCATTACTCCACATATAGGATTGACTTTGGGTTTGAATCCCCCCGACTACAAGGGGAAGCAGGGTGTACATTTGTCACGCACTCACAACAACAGCGGAGGGCGTAGCACGGAGCACGAATCCAGAGCGAGCGTAGCGAGTGCAGGGTTTGGTAAAAAAGAAACCCCATCACCAGAGGTGACAGGGTTCTACTAAAGTTACCACTTTGGTTGTGGTATCTCTTTAACTGGTATGTATATACCTAAGTTTCTTACTATGATTCTTCTGAACTTTAAGAAGTCATCGCCATTTTGGTAGGTGATATACTTAATTCTTCTTTTAGAATTAAAGTTAGATGACCATGCAAATACAAAGAACATATACCATTTTCTAAATTCGTATTTGGATAGTCTTTCTTTTAAATAAAAGAAAGCTTCCGACCATGAAGACTTTCTTACCTTAGCCCGTACTAGCTTCTTCATTTCTTTTTCTGTCACGGCGGTGTTCCTTATGTAAAGTAAAGGGGAGTAAAGCAAAGTGCTTGTTATCCCCAAGACTACAAGGGTTATAAAAAAGAAACCCCTACCCTTGCGGGTAGAGGTAGGGTCTTAGATAGGTATAACCTTATCCTTTGTTCCACGCTTCATGGTGAAGTTTTCAAGGATGAAGTTTATCCTGTCATTGAGCTTGCCGATCTGATGAAAGGCAATGTTTAACTTCTCTTGCATTTCCCAGAGTTGGTCTTGGAGTACTGCTTTTTCACTGTGAGCCAGTGGGTTGAGAGTAGCAGGGGTTGGCTCTGGTGTTGGTTCGCCCATACCAACAGCTTGACGGAAGAGCTTGTAGTAGCTCTCGTATATTTGACCTTGATCCTTGGCCACTTGGCCCTGAAGAACCTTGATACTTTCCTCATCTCTGGCTTCCACAGCCAGAGAGTATTGGATTTCAAATTCTTTGGCCAACTTTTCAAGGGCATTGGCATGCCCTTTTAGTTCGGTAGCAGAGCACTTCTGTGCTTTGTCTAATCGTGAACAGATGTTAACGACTTTGGATTGACTTACGGTTACGGTAGCTTCGGACATGAGATACTCCTAGAATATTTAGTTATGGGACTTGCATGCTGAGTGCTGCAACCATCCCCAAGACATTAAGGATTACAGTCCAAGGACGGATGCGGGGTGCGTGCAAGCGAGCGTAGCGAGCGCATACTGTTAAGGAAGCACGAAGTGCGACAGGAAAAAAAGAATCCCCACCACCCGAAGGTGATGAGGATAAGGGGAAGGCTTATACTTTTTCGGCAATAGCAATCGCCGAAAATATTCTTGGCATGGACAGGGTGGTTTCCACCCCGCCTGACCATTCTTGAAACTGGGCACGGGAATGCCCAGAAAATTTGGATGCTTGGCACAACTCGACCAGTTGGTCGGCCAAGAGTGCAACATCTTTTTCCATGCCACGGTGCATGGAAACGGCAATGTTTGCCGTTTTTCTACGGACACCGTTGTCCGTGAGAAACTTGATCTTTCCTTCACGCAAAAGAAGGGAAGCTCTCAGGGTTTTACCCCTGAGAACTAAACTGCCATGGTTCCCCATGCCTTGGCTGTTAATACGAACCGAGGAGTATTCCTCGTTTACATCCCCTGTTACGGGGATGTTCCATGAGAAGCCGAAGCTTCTTAATAAGCCTGCATTGTTGAGTGCAACAGTGTCGCACTCAGCAACGGATAGTCCTTCATAAGAAATGTTGTTAAAAGAACCCATGAGTTTCTCCTTAGTTTAAATGTGCTCAGAGTCCCTCTGAGCGGGGGAGTGTACTTGACCTCTTTGGTTGCCTAGGCTTTCGCCTACCAAACTTTGAGGGGTATTTCCTCCAAAGCCGTACACCTTTACATGAATTTGGGAATACAATCCCCACGACATTAAGGAGTACAGTCCGAAAGAACGAGCCGAGTCGATTCAGTAGCCTTGACCCGCCAGAATACTGAAGCCTTACTCCCCCGCAAAAGACTATCCCTAGTTCCACGGCGGGGGCTTGGAACCCCGTACCACCTAGTGTGGTAGCGTGTTACACCCCACCCCCTGCTTGCACAGGGAGTGTGTTGGGTGTCCTCCACACCAGCCACCTAGCAGAAGCTAGGCAACTGGATCTATTAGATACAAGGATCGAAACTGTTCATTTGAAACTTCTTGAACAGCTTAAAGTAGAACGGAAAAGTATTCCTTCTGCAAAGAAGGTGATCAGTCTTTTCTACTTTCTTAAGGTGAGCCACATGTGCAAGCCCTACAAACATGGTATGGAACTCATGTTTGATACCCCACTCAGCAAACTTCTTGCATATGCACCTCATATGCTTTTGGATTTCTGAGTCCATCCATTCGTACGCAGCAGGCTTTAACACCCACTTACCACGACTGAACTTTCTCAAATGAGCAGGGACAGCATCTTTAGCTGTAAGATTACACATTGTTCGATATCTATCTTTCAACATTTCCAAGGCATCTTTGTTTACCTTGTCGTTAGCGTGAAGCCTAGCACCTGTGAGAAGTGCAAGGTAGTGATTACGAATCCTAACTAGCTCGATCTTGCTGTCAACTTTACCAAGGGCAACTTTGACTTTCTCTGCACTAGCTTTTACTAGCCGTGAGAACCAAGACAGACCAAGCCTGTTCTTAGCTTTGAGATCAGCTACGATGTTAGGATACTCAGTCTTCTCAAAGAAGCTTTTACACTTCTCTAATACCAACTCGTCAATGCACTTGTCTGACCGAAGAACCAAATCTCCAATCATTCGTGCAGCAGTCATCTTGATCCATTCAATATCTTCTGGATCTCGAGTCTGCTGACAAGTGTCTACGACATCTTCCATTGGGACCATGATGTTGTTCCGCTCACCGTTAGGATGAGCTAGATTCCACAAGGTGATAACATTGATTATCGTCCCTGGATTCAAACCTTCCATCTCAACCTCGCATAAGAAATTCTCAAAGGTGTATTCGCCTTTGTAGTCTTTCTTGGTTCGACTCTTACTAGGCAACTCTGGAAGCTTCTCTCCCCGTGCTAGTAAGATTGCATCCCGCTCGGTTGCCTTCAATGGCATCTTTGCGGGAAGCTGGATATCTGGAACCTCTATCGGTGGTGTGCCGATAAAAGTACAAACATTGTATTCACCACGGTCTGACGGATTCCTGTGCATGAAGCACACGATCTCGTCACCACGCTTACGGAAAATCACACTAAGCTTATCGTCCGCATCCATGCCACCATGGTTACGGAGATTCTCAAAGTATTCATCATCCGAAGTAACGAACAGCATGTACTCTTTGCAGTACATCACTGCACCTTTCGGTACAGTGTAGTCAATACCGAGCATTCTAAGAACGCTCTCAGAAACCAATTGGCAATAAACAGCACCAGGGATTTGAACCCTAATGCTCAACTCATACAAGTCAGCAACACGCTGCATCCCTGACCGCCATACTCCCTTGAGTACGGCAGGCAGAGATCGAATATCGCCCCACTCTTTCCACATGCACAACCACATACGCTGTTGTGTAGTGTGGCTTTCTTCGATCCTTCCGTGGATCAAGTCAAGCCGTAACTCATCCAACGAGTCTTCTAGCTCATTGGTATCCATAGCAGCGATCTTAGTATCTAAGGTATTGACTACCCAGTGATAAACACTGGAGTCTTCAACCTTGATATTGAAGCCACAACCAAAGGCTTCTGGGAAATTCCTAACCGCTTGACGGTTAGTGTAACCTTTAAGTTTGCCAGGTTGAGGGTCAATGCCCACATAGGCATAGTCACCGTCAATACCTAATTCTTTCTTGATATTAGTCTTGTGAGTGACTACATCTTCTTTCATGTCACACACAAAGAACTGACCCTTGATAAAACCAATCCGTGGAATGAACAATCTACCGTTGAAGACCAAAGTAGAAGTCAAGAGTCTCATTACTCCCGCTTTCTCTTCAGTGTCCATTCCAATCTTTTCCAACCGAGCTGCGGTCTGTCGAATAATCTCAAGATACAATCTGCGAGAGATAGCAATAGCTCCATCCATCACTTTCTCATACTTGATCATTCCTTTTGCAGACAACTTCTTGCCATCTGCTGTTTCCTTTTCCAGAATCTTTACGGAGTCTGGATTGAGAACAGTAACACCAATCTTTGCAAAACCAAGATATGGCTTAAGCAATTGGCTGGCTCTCTTAGGAGTCTTAAGCCCCATAAGGAGCTTAATACCCAAGGTTTTGAACCAACCAAAAAACTCTACCTTTTCAGAAGAAACAGCAAAGATGATTGAGTCACCTTTGTGTACGGAGAAAATAAGATTGCCCTTAAGGGCTAAGAAGAACTCTTTCCTAGCTATAGAGTTTTCATTAGGACAATTCTCAGCCTCCCCGATGATGGGGAAAGAGTACACACGGTACTCCTTGCCCAACAAGTCAAGGAAGTGATAAAGCCTCCCGTGAAGGCCAGACAGGTTGTTAGAGTCCGCAATAAGCTCAAACTCAAAACCTTTCTTAAGAAACATCGAAAGGGTCATATCAAAACTATTCATATCGATATACTCCACAATTAAAGAAAAAAAACACACAAACAAAACGATCAAACTTTACAGTTAGTGCCAAATGACACCTCCTGTTTTTACAATAAGTGGTATGTCTTCGATCTTTTGCATGATCTCAAACATGTCGTAACTAGGATCGTAAATTTGATTAGTAAAATGACTAACCAAAATTTCCCTTACTTTGGCTGGATCTTCTTCAAAGCCAAAACCATTCTCAGCTTTAAATTGAATCCTTCCATACCCGAACAAAAGAAAGTTTTCTAAAAGATCAAGATGCCTATCTCTTCTGACAATCTTGTATACTTTGTCGTACTCAGATATCGCAGCATACTTTTCTTTGATACCTTCTAACCTTTCATAAGTCCCCGCTGGAACTTTTGCTAACTTTTCAATTACAATTTTGTCTTGAGTCATTGCATACAATCTCGTACCCATAATAAAACTCCTTAAGTAAAGTAAAAAAAAACACACAAACAAACGAACAAGTTAATCACCCATAGTTGCTGATTCCCAACCCCGTGAAGGGTAGAAGTTGTTGTGCCACTTCTCTGTGTTAATCGAGCCGTGGTCTTTGATTCGTTTTGCCATCGATCTGGCTTCTGCCATTGACTTAAAAGTCTCTAGCAATTGAAGTCCTAACTTTGGACTCCACCTTATTCGGACATAAAACACATCACGGCTTGGATCTCCTGAGCCAAACGATGCCGTGCATACATCACGATTACCAAGATTCCAACGAACAAACTTTTGAACATTACTCATAACGCAAACTCCTTAAATAAAAAGAACAAGCCCATGCAACACGCATGAGCTTTAGAAAACGAACAAACTTAAACAACATTTAGAAAGGCAAACAGTTACAATCATCCTCGTAATTTTTTCCACAATCACAAGGTGTTCGTAAACCTTCTACTACCTCTTTATCTTTTTGTGGTTCTATCTCTTCTATGGAATGAAGATACTCACACGCTTTTTCCCTCGAAAGTTCCACTGCACCAGGATAATCGTATTCACGATCTGCTCCACTTTCAGCATCTGCACATCTCTGGTTTTCTTCAAAGCGTTCAAATACCAAAGACTCGATATTGCTTCGGTGCTGAATCGCCCACCAACTTGGTGAGCACTTAGAGCAATACATAGGATTGCCATCCGCTTGTTTACAACTCACACAATAATCTTCGATTAAGTGCGAGTTATATAAGTCAACACAATCATTGCAAAGACAATCAATAGACACTTCTTGACAATAAATACAATTAGCCATAACCAATACTCCTTCAGAGTAACTAGAAACAAAAACAGTCACACTCAACATGAGCATGACTGTATATGCCGGACTTGGAACCGTTACGAAGTCTAGTCTTCGTAGTGCATTACACTCCGTAGAGTGTCCTCTGCTATCTAAGAAAAACAGTTACAACATCTTTAACAGCCAATTTGTTATCAGCAGCTACACACCCAGCATGTTCTGATGCAAAGAAAGTTACTCCGTCCAAGTTGCTGCGTTCTTTAACTTGCTTTGGGTGACAACACAGAATTTTTGTTATTTTGACATCAAATTGTTTAAGTACTAAATTCAATGGGCAATGAGTATTATTTGGAAAAAACCAAACATAACCATCAGACCCTCCGTGGATTCTTAGAATTACATCTCCATCGGTACTCTTAACTAATTCCCAAGCTGGTGCATTGTATTGATCCATCCAGTCAGCTACAGCAATAACTTTTGCTACAGTAAACTTTCCAGCAACTGGATACGCTTCGCTAACTTGATTTGCTTTTACATACAAAGCAACTGATACTGGAGCAATAAAAGTTACAAATACAATAGTCAAACCAATAATAAAATTCTTCATCTCGGACTCCTTTGTTAGATCGAACAACATCAACACTCCCCTGTTTGCAACACACACGCATCGCACAAGTCACAGGGGGGGGTAGGGGTGTCAATTCACTTTCACACAACCACATAGGAATACCCTCGACCCTGCCCTTAATACGGGGGTTAAAAAAAGAACGCCTGTCAAAACGACAGGCGCATAATGAATGTTTAAATTAAGAAATGATTACCTTCGGTTTAGATCAGTCCAGTTATTGATCGGTGTTGTACCTTCTGTCCTTAAGATTCCTTCTTTCTCTTCAATCCTGTCACGGGTAGTAGCGTTCTTATCAATCCTAAGAGCATGAAAGTCCATAAACTCCATCAAGGTTGGAACAGTAACATCTGCTCCCGTGATAGGGTCTTGCTTAATTACATATCCTTTAAAATCATTTGCGTTTAAAAACTCTGATGTTTTGAAATACTTAAGCGGAATAACATCGTTGATATGTGCTCTTATTTCATTTAACTGGTCAAGGGTAGTAGCTTCTTGGATAAGAGTTGGAATAGAAGCCCTTCCTCTCATAGCAATAAAATCTCCCCGTCTTCCCATTTGTACAAACGAATCATACTCACTATTCAAAGGATCTGTCTGTGCTTTAAGCCTATCCCTTTCTTGGTTAAGTGCAGAGTTTCTTGGATCTCGGCTTATATCATCTTGCCGTGTAAACATGTTTTGCAATTCCATGTACCGATTCATGTACTTGGTTATACTGGCACTTTTTCTTGCTTCTTTCATTTCTGGAAGTGCGTTAATTCTTTTACCAATTTGAAAACGAAGTCTTCTTGTATACATGCTCATTTGTTCGTTAACAACATCTTGCAATTCTTTTCCCGTGTACCCTTGCTGTATAAAGTGTAATTGAGAAGCTTCCCTCATTTTTCTAAGGTGATAGTTCTTTTCAATCCCCACTTTTCCAATGGTAGATTCTCCCAGTGAAGTTAAATCCCTAACCCTTTTACTTTTATCTTTTGCTTCTCGTATTGCTTGTTTTTTAAATTCTTTGCTTTCTCTTTCTCTCCGTGCTTCTGGGTTCATCTCTTTTCTTTTTTTAATCTGCTCTTCTTTTTGTTTTCGTGGGGTAAGCTCATTCATACTGGTAGTTCCATCTCGTCTACCAGAAACATAAAGGTTGAATAACACTTTATTGTCTTTAATAATATCTTCCATTGCGTTAATAATAGGCATGTTTTTAAGCCTTACACTCAAGCTGCTTAACGACAAAATGTTTTGAATGTAGTTACAAACAACCATCTTACCGCCATCTCCCCTGTGTACTCTTTCTAGTTCTTCCCTAACTTTTTTCTGTAAGTCATAAATGTTATTGATTCCAAACATTCTTATTTTTTTTCCAAAGCTTGCACTTTCTTGAATATTAATTAAAAAAGGATCAACACTAACTTGCACCCTGTCTTTAACTTTTGTAAATACAAACTCTTGCATGCTTGAGCTAAACGCATACTCAAAGTATTTGTTTTGTACAAACGGCAAAAACTTACTTAAGAAATCTTTACCCATTGCGTTTTCTAATACATCTCCTTGGTTTTTACTCCAAGCTACTAATATACTTTCCCCTTCTTGTTTTATTTTTTCTCCTATGATTTTTGAAACATAGGCTTTGAATTTATCAACGCTTTTAATTCCTTGTTTTTTCATTTTAGAAATGGCTGAGTTCTCACTTACTAACCTAAGAACATTTTCTTTTTTAAGTAAATTGCTTTCAACAATTTCATTTCCAATAGCTGCTATAGTCCTAGCCCCTGCTGCTGTTCGTACATACGCTTTGGGATCAAACCCAATCTTTATCATCCTGTCCATTAAAGCTTTATCTTTAAACGCTCGAAGAATTTGATCATCATCTTTTTTAAATATAGCTAACTCACGGTGGTTCACTTCTTTTTTATACGCTGCTTGTACTTTAGGCATATCTACTTTTGCTGGGTCATTAACAGCATATGAAACCAGTAAACCTAATACTTTACTTTCTTTGCCTAACTTTTTTATTAAGTCTTTTGCTCGTTTAGGGTGCAGCTTAGTTCCTATGTTTCTAATACCTCTTAAGTCACCAGCATTTAAAAGTTTTATAACCTCCCTACTCAAAACAAAACTATCTCTAATTTGTCCTGGTGCAATATTACCCGTGGACAAAGTAGCCATACTTTCAACAATTTGAGTGTTATAAAAGTAAACTGCTTTTGTTAGCTTTCTAACTTTTCTAAACTCCAACATCAATGAGTTTTTAGCAGCAACAGTAAACGAGTCTTTTGGTAATACATTTAATAAATCATCAAGAGCATTTGAAGCTTCAACGGCATTTGCTGAATTAAGAATTTTTTGTATAGGTGCAGGTAGTTGTTTAATCTTAGAAATGATCTCTGCAATTTCTCTTTCGGCAGCTTGAAGCTCCGAGGCATTAGACCTTGTTGCAGAAGACTTATACAAACCTTCCCACTTTTTAAAATCACTTGTTGTAGGATTTCCTATCTGCCGAATAATATTTGCTCTTGCTTGCCCTGCTGTTCCAACCACTAAATTATTTACCGTATTTTGTTCTTTACTTAATACCGACTTTCTTCCTGTCCGTGCAAACCTTGCTTCTTCTACAAACTTAAAATGCTGATCTGCAAAAGCTTTTCTTCTTTCTAATGCTCCCAAAACATACTTATCCCCGTCTTCATAAGTAGTCACAATTTTATTCCACGCTTGTGGTTTATCTTTTTTAAGCTGTTGCATAAATGTAGACTTAAGCCAATTATCTTTTAATACACTAAGATGCTTACTTACATCTGTGACAAAAGTATTTCCTATCAAACTTCTATAAACACTTGGGTTTCTTCTTCGTACTTCTTTTATCCACTTTGATAATTCGGTGGCACTACCATCAACAGGGAGAGGAAGGATAGAATTACTTTTTCCCATAGCCCGAAGCAATGCACTTCCTCGTAAATCTAAATCAGTCATAAAACTTGCTATATCCCAAACATTCCTATGCCTGTTCAAAAGGTCTTTGATTCTGGAATTTATTGCCATTTTTTCATCTCCGTGGCATCTTTCTATTGATCCATATCTTAATTTATACCATAATAGCAATATTAGCGATCTTAAATATAAGGGTTAATTATGGCAAAGCGTAAGCGTAAACTTCGCCTCCCTCCTGACCAAGCATCAGATAGGGATCTTTCAACGCTTCTATCTTATGGTCCTTCCTTTCTTCCCTATGTTGCTGCATGGACAGACTCTCGCATTGAGCAAGTTCGGAACTTTAAGCACTGGATATACATTGCAGTCAGAACTATTGCCAAGCAAGTTGCTTCTCAAATACCTAATGTGTCATGGACATACCATCACTCTTTAGCTGCTCCCCGTGCAAACTACCTACGCTCAAAAGCCCTAATACCCCTGCTATCCCATGAAGACTTAGAACCAGTACCGGACAAACACCCCTTACTGCGTTTGTTAAAAGACCCCAACGATCCTGACACTTCTTATGATCTTTGGTATGAAACCATCATGTTTCATCACCTCACAGGTATAGCGTACTGGTGGATGCCAAAGAATGCTCTTGGCCTCCCTGCTGCAATTTGGGTAGTTCCTTCGCATTGGATGTGGCCCATTGTTGGTCAAGACAAACTTATTGAAGGTTATGAGATCCGACCTATTGAGGGTAATTACTTTCGTAAGTTTTTACCTGTTGACGAAATCGTAGTGTTTAAAGACAAGTCGCCCATCTCAAAGATTGATGGTTACTCCCCGCTAACAGCAGGCGCACAGTGGGGCGATACAATGGAAATGATTAACCGCAGTCGTTGGCATGCTTACAAAAACGGAACATTTCCAACAGTAGCTGTTCAGTTTGATGGGAAGTTTCAAGACCCTAGTGATGAAGACCTTCGCCGAATTGAATCCAAGTTTATGTCCCGATACACAGGTGAAACCCGATCTAACCGTCCAATGTTTTTACCGCCAGGTGTTTCGGTTAACCCAATATCTCTTGGCATTAACCAAATGTTATTCGGTGAAACGGCAAACGAAGTAAGAGACAACCTACTAGCCTTGTTTGGTGTACCCGCCTCCGCAGCAGGGCTTTCTAAAGACATGACATATGGTTCGGTAATGGCATCTCATGCTGGGTTTATGCAGCAAACTATTAACCCTTTACTCCGTTATTTTGGTCAAGTAATCACTGAGAAGGTTGCTCATCGTTATGATGAATCTTTAAAAGTTTGGTGGGAAGACATCACCCCGCACGATCCAGAGCTTGTAGAAAAACAAATTCAAACCGACTTAATGTGTGGTGCTATAACTCCTAACGAAGTTCGTATTATGCGTGGCAGACAACCTTTTCCAACAGCATGGGGGGATAACCCAATTCTTCCTGTTAATGTTGCAAGCAATCCAATGGGTGGTACACATGCTCCCGTACCCGCTCCTTTATCCAATCCAAACGATAACAGAGGATAATCATGAGTAAATTTGAAATACCATCATCGCTTGAAACAGCCAGTCCCGAACTACTTAGAAGGTTTATTCAAGACCGAAAAGCTTTTCATAACGATCAACTAAAAAAGTCTGGGGTACTTTCCCTACCTCCCCAGTACTTACGAAACATGGCTCACACCCTAGGCCAATCGCCTTCCGCTCCCCTAGCTCTTGATTCAGATGATGCTGAAGAGCCAAAGGTAGATACATACAACATGACCGCTCGTTTTGTAATTACAACATCGGGCAAAGATAGACACGGTGACATTGTTTTACCCCGAGGTTGCGTATCCCATCTTAAAAACTATACTCGTAACCCTCGCATATTCTTTGCTCACAAAACCGAAGAGCTTCCTATTGCATCTGCCCGTGACCCAGAAGGCAACCTTGCCCTTGAGATTCTTGAAGACAAAATCTACTCTACAGCTTACTTCCACGGAGAAACCCGTGAGTCAGAACTAATCTTTCGTCTAATAGCCCGCAAAGAATTACAAGCTTGCTCCATAGGTTTTCTTCCTATCCGAGCTACTCTTATTGAAGATGAAGATGAAGAAGACCTTATCGACATAACAACAGGGGAAGAGATTCTTAACTTCCGTTCTAACTCTGCTCGTCAAATGCCATGCCTTCGATTTTTAGAATGGGATATGATTGAGTGGAGCGTAGTGCCTATCCCTGCAAACCAAGATGCACTTGCAGCCCACCTTTCCCGTGGACACATTGAAGGAGAAAAACTTTCTCCTTCTATCAAAAGAACATTATCTTCTTTTGTGTCTAAAAAGAAAAATGTTTCAGTTTCACTTTCTCTTCCTTTAATCCAAGAAGAAGAAAGTGAAATTGAAACTCTGGAAAAAGAAATTGAAAAAGAAATAGAAGAAAATGAAAACGAAAAAGCTGCTGAGGTAGATAAAGAAAAATTAGACGAAGTGTTTGCAAGCTATAAAAAAGAAACAAACATGGGTTATGCAGCCCTTAAGAAATGGTCTGAGAGTGCTTGTTCCAAACGAGCATCTCTTAGTAGAGGTCCTATTAATCGTAACCTAGAACTTTTATCTACTCCTAAAGATAAGTGGACAGCAAAGCATATTACATGGGCAAACAAGACTATAGCCTTTAACACTCGCATGCTTGGTATGCCTAGAGGTAAAAGAATTTCTGAAGAATGTCCTTGGTCAAAGCGTGACATTTCCCTAAAAAATTGGGCTTACGACCCAGGCAAGACTCCCGAAAGTAAAAAAGAGTTAGGCGAAGAAATAACTCATCAGATGTATGCAGGGCCTAGTCCTGGTGTTGATCTTCCTTTGGCTGAGAAAAAGAATCCTCCCGCTCCACCTAAAGATCAAATAACAGGAAGCGATACTAACAAGCCTAACTCGGCTTCGGATGATAAAGGCAAAATTACAATTAGTCAGTCAACCGAAAAGACTCTTAAGAATAAAATAAAAGAGCATAATGAAAAGATGAAAGAAAAACCAGCATGGGCAAAGACTACTCTAGGGGCAGTCAAGTCTGTGTATCGCCGAGGGGCAGGGGCTTTCTCTTCTTCCCACCGTCCTAACATGACCCGTGCTCAATGGGCTTTTGCAAGGGTTAATGCTTTCTTATATCTTTGTAAAAACGGAAAACCAGAAAACAAAAAATACATAACAGACAATGATCTCTTACACAAAGATCATCCTAAGTATTCCAAAGAAAAAAAATCTATTAAGAGTGCTAAAACCCTATCACGCTTAGAAACAAATTCTTTGTTTGGTAAACTTTTAGCAAAGCAATACAAGGCAGTAAAGTCTGAGGTCAAGATGGCTATGGCGGTCCTCTTGTCCTTGCAAGAAGGATTACTCCCCGAAAAAATTAAAATCGGGGTTTACATCATCCTTGCAAAGCATTATAAATTATTAGATATAACCTCTCCGGTTTATCGCAAGATTTCTAGCCTTGAAGAAATTAAAACGATGTTTCCGGAAATTGACATTAAGGAGTTTACTACCGTGGCAACCAACGAAGAAAACTGGATTAAGAGCGCAATGGATGAATTACAATCACCCCCTACTCAGGGCAAGCCAAAAAAGAAAAAGAAAGAAGATGAAGACGAAGAAGAAAAATACGCTTCTTCTAAAGACGATGAAGAAAAAGCAGAAGATGAAGATGCAGAAGAAAAAGCTGCCGATGACGATGACGAAAAAGAAGACAAAGAAGTAGACGAAGAAGAAAAAGAAATGGATGAAGAAGAAAAAGCTGAAGACGAAGACGAAGAAAAAATGGTAGAAACCAAAGATATTCTTAAGTCTATGTCCGCAGTAATGCAATCCATGCACGAATGCTCAAACGCTCACACCGAGCTTCTTAAAGGTCTTCACGAAAAGATGGACGAATGTATGAAAGCATTTGCTCCTAAAGAAGACAAAGAACAGGAAGAAGACGAAATGAAGTCTATTCTTTCTGGTCTACTAACACTCAAGTCAAACCAAGACGCTTTAAACCGCCGTCTGTTTGAAGTGACAGGAAAACGGTAATGTCTTCGCTTAAAACGAAAAAACATTCTGGTACTTGCTCTACTTGTTCTTTTTGGGAATCCCAAGAAAAACAAGTAGGGGAGTGCCATCGCTTTCCTCCGGTTCTCATTCAATCCGTACCTGGCAGTCATTTGCTTCCAGAAGGAAAGATGGGAATTTTCCCCTTAACCCAAGCAACTATTACTTGTGGTGAGTTTAAGTCCTCAACCCTTTTATAAAGGAATCTATTCATGGCCGAGAAAAATCTTAAGCCCGTGCTGGATGCAATCCAGAACATCACGGACACTCAGTCCAAGTTCCAAAACAAATTGGAAGAAATCGAAGTAGGCTCAAAGTCTGCTCGAAACAATTCCACCCTTAACGCTCCCCAAGTGCGTAAAGGCGAAAACACTATGAGTAGCCGAGGCTATAGCTTCGTAAAACTCTTTGGTCTTCTTCGTGGCGAACTTGCTCCTGAGCAAGCACGGGTTGAATGGGAAATGGCACAGAACCTTCAAAAGCTTTATGTAGACCGTCTTGGCTACAACAAAGCCCACACTAACACAATCATGGCTCCCTTTGGTAGCGATTACATTGCTGAAATCCCTGGCGAAGAAGGCTTTGCAAAGGAAGTAAGGCAAGTTGTATCCGCTGGCATTAGTGGTTATGACCGTGAAGAAGTGCGTGGCATTCGTGCCAAGCATTGGGGTGTTCAGAAAGCAATGTCTTGGATCGATGAATCCCAAGGTGGTGCTTTGGTAGCTCCCCCAATCCAAGGCGAACTTATTGAACTTCTTCGTAACAACGAAGTGTTCATGGCTGCTGGTGCTCGCACCATTGCAATGCCACCAAATGGAAGAATCACCTTCCCAAGACAAACCAATGCTGGCACAGCTTACTGGGTTGGTGAATCCAACGCAGTTACAGACTCAACACCCGCAACAGGTGATGTGCTCTTGCAAGCTAAAAAGCTTGGTATCTTGTGCAAAGTTCCTAACGAACTTTTCCGATTTAGTTCTGTTTCGGTTGAAATGTTCTTGCGAGAAGATATCAGCCGTGTACTTGCTTTGCGTTTGGATAAGTCGTTGTTGGAAGCTGCTGGTTCGACTAACGAACCTAAGGGCTTGATCAACTACGCTAATATTACCAGACACACCGCCAAGACTC